CAAGCCTTTAGGTGAATGCCTAAATAAAATTGAATATTGAGTTATGTAACATATAGCATAGCATTTTATACGCCCTTTCATGTGTGATGATTGGGCGTATTTTTATTGGTGTAATTAGGAGGAGTCCTATTACATATATTTTCACTCATGTTATTACGGAGGTTACAACATGAACATCGCAGAAGTTTATCAAGCACTCGAACAATTGGAGAACGGTCAAGAGCTTATCACAGCTATTAAGGGGGAGACGTCCCGTCTTAATAATGAGGCTAAGACAACACGTGAAAAGCTACAACAACAAATCACGGAGTTAACAGGTGAACGTGATACGTTAACAACTCGTGTTACCGAACTAGAACAGTCGGCAGGGGCCAATACTGGATCTAATTCTCCTGAATACAAAACGCTTGAAAAGCAATTAAAGGCTATGAGCGAGAAGTTCGAACTTGCAGAAACTAAGGCAAAAGAGGCTGAGGCAAAACGCATTCAATCAGAAATTATGGCACAAACACTTGACGCCTTTACTAAGGCAAATGCGGTAGATCCGCAAGAGTTTGCAAGATTGGTTGCCAATGACATTAAAGTACAAGCCGATGGCACTTATGGTTACGAAAAAGAAGACGGCACAATTGGATCTATTCAAGATCGTACAACTGAATGGTTGCAAGGTAAAACATGGGCCGTTAAAGCTACTGGCAATGCAGGTAGTGGACAAGGTGGCAATAGTGGTAATGGCGATACTATAATGAATGAATTCGCTGCTGCAGCCGGTGTAAAACTTTAATTATTTAACTAATGGAGGCTATACAAAATGGCAATTAACACACTTCAATATTCTCAACAGTTCCAAACTGTACTTGACGCACAAATGTTAGCAGGTGCAACAACTGCTTTTATGGAGGCTAATGCAGGCCAAGTCAAATATGACGGTGGCGATACTGTGCATATTCCTGAAATTAGCATGCAAGGTCTTGCGAAGTACGACCGTGATAATGGTTTTAATCAAGGTTCCGTTACTTTGAAATTCAACCCTTACAAAATGACTCAGGACCGTGGCCGTACATTCCAACTTGACGCAATGGACGTTAATGAAACTAACTTCGTTGCAACCGCTGGTACTGTAATGGGCGAATTCCAACGTACACAAGTTATTCCGGAAATTGACTCCTATCGTTATTCCAGAATTGCTGCGTTAGCAACTGCAGCCAATAAAGTTACAGCTAACTTTACACCAACAGCAACAACAATCTTGGAAAAATTAGAGGAAGAAATTACAAATATTATTGATGTAGTAGGCGAAAACGAACCTCTAATTGTTGTAATGTCTACTAAATTACGTACTATGTTAAACAACTCCGATAAATTTAATAAATTCCTTGATGTTACTACATTCCAAAATGGTGCAGTAAATACGAATGTTAAATCTTTCAACGGTGTTCCTATCCTTACAGCTCCATCTGCATGCTTAAAAACACAATATGTATTTAACGATGGTACAACTGCAAACCAACAAGCAGGTGGCTTTAAAGCCGATACAGGTGCAAAAGATATTAACTGGATCATTATGCCACAACGTGCACCTATCGCAGTATCTAAAACAGACAAAGTACGTGTGTTCACTCCAGATGTTAACCAAAAGGCAGACGCTTGGAAAATCGACTACCGCAAATATCATGATTTGTGGATTCCTAAAAATCGTTTTGCTGCAATTCGTGTTAATACTGGTGCGTAATTAAGGGGTGTTTATAAATGACAAGACTTGTACGATTGAATGAAGTTCAATACGTAGAAACAGATTATGATATTGAACGTTTACAGTCCGAGGGCTTTGCAGTTGAGAAGTTGGAAGAAACAGAACCAACTGACGATACTGAGGACACAGACGAAAAGCCTAAACGTGGTGGCCGTAAGAAAGCTGAGGCGTAATCATGTTACCAGCTGAGGTGTTCGAAAGACGGTTGAGACAGGCCGTTAAATCGAGCACCTTTATGGTGCAAGATGAGGCACAAGCAAGACATAACTTTATATCTAGGACAGCTCAATTAGAACGTGCTATTGATACACGGTTCGACTTTGATAATGGCAATAATATTGGGGTTGTATATCTTGACGATAAGGCTGTACCTTATGGGGCGTTTGTCCATGAGGGTACACGACCTCATATTATTCGTCCTAAGACAAAAAGCGTTTTGCGATGGGCACCTATGGCCGGTAATGGTTTTATATTTTCTAAAGAGGTTCACCATCCAGGAACTAAATCTAATCCATTCCTATATGACGCTATTAATCGTAAGCGTGGCGATGTATATGCTACATTCGCAAAGGCTACGAATATGGCACTTGAAGATATAAGCGGCAGCGATTGGCTTGGAAAGGCAGACCATGAAATTAGAATTCGATTATAGGGGGCTCAATGTTATACGACTACACGGAAATGCAGTTCACCGATGAGCTATTAGGCAAAGAGGTACTGCCACAACATGTCGAACGTGCTGAGCAAGGTTTATACGCATTCGCTAAACGGTTAGGGGTTCCACAGAATGATGTTATTAGGGGCTATCTAGCAGACGAACTAGTACAACTATATACATATCGTTTCGTATGCTTTGACAAGGCTTATGCGTTGCCGGGTGCTTATACTATGGACGGTTCGACTGATGATTTCTACAGTAAGAAATTACTGTATCTCGATGAACGCATTAAAATTTTAGAAAAGCAGATAACTCCGGAAGATTTAACAGGCGATGCGAAGAAATATGCTCGTTATCGTACCGTTGAAATATACAGGGGGTAGTATGTGGCTAGAATTAATGCAACATATTAAATCTACTATCGAGAATAGCGGTGCTGCATTTAATGTCATGCTAGGTGCTATGCGACCACAGGCAGCAAAGATTGACGAGAATGGCGTTATTATGGTTATTCGTGGGGAAACTACGAGGGGAGATAACTCCGTTCAATCTGAATTGCAACAAGAACTTTATATCGAGGTTTGGGGACGCAATGACAACCCTGACTTGGAAGTCGGATACGAAGTTATTGCTAATTTCGAGGAAAAGTTCGAGGCAATCATTAATGATCTACGCAAACGATGTGGTGAATTAGACGAAAAGGCATGCATATTGCAGTCTAATGGCTATCAGATTATAGATTTGGTATGTACAAATAAAACTGGCGACCATGACAGTGTACGTCCTTTAATAGGTACGCAATATCGCTTTATGGTTCGCCTTATTGATTTAAAAGAAGAAACTAACGGAGGTATTTTCTAATGACACCAGCAGCACCATCTGCAACACCTAAAAAATTATACAAACCGGCTCAAACTGCAATGCCTACAGCCGGCAAGAATTATCTCATTTATTTGAATGTAGGCACTGACGAAACAACAGGCGCTGATTGGCTTTTATTAGGTGGTCAACGTTCTGGTGATGTATCTCGTAAAGCAGATAGCATCGACGCGTCTCATAAAGGCACTAATGGTTGGAAGTCTACCATCCCAGGTCTTAAAGAATGGTCCATCGACCTTGAGACATTGCTCATGCCTAACGAAGAATCATTGCAGTTGTTAGAAAAAGCATTCTTGAATGATGATCTTATCAACATCAAGATTGAATATCCTAATAAAGCCTACATGACAGGTATTTGCTCCATTACAGAATTGTCTATGAACACACCACATGACGATGTGGCAACGTATAAAGGTAGTTTAAATGGCGTAGGTGCATTGTCTGAATTGAAACAACCATAATTTATATTTGATATAAGGAGTGCACACTTATGAAAAAAATTACATGTGATGTATTTAATACTGGCGAAACAATTTATTTTACGATTGGTCGAATTGCTGAACTTGAACAGCTATGGGGTGAACCTATTTTTAAGGCGGTTCAAGCTGGTGCTATGACATTCAATCAATTAATTACGGCATTTGTTGTAGGAATGAAACATGAGGGCCGTAAACGCGATTACATTTATTATCAAGAAAAACTTCAACAATTATTTGATGAAGGTTCGGTTCAATATGCAGACCTCGTGCAATTGATTGTTAAAGCATTAATCGGTAGTGGTGTATTTGGCAAAAAAGCATATTATGCTTCATTCCCAGAAGAGGCTGACGAAAAAGCACAATCTGAGGTAGAAGCAGAGGAAGCAGAAGCAAAAAACTAGAAGGGGGCTATACAGCCCCCTCTTTTAATTTATGGATAACAAAGGCCGAGCGTATGGCGTATGGTCCACTCAATTTGAAGCCTTGGGAGTTTATGAAACTAAGCCCTATGGAATATTACAAACTGGTGGAAGGGTACGAATTGCGAATGGAGATTGAGGACCGTAGACAGGCTTATTTTACATGCATAATGACAAACGTTCATATTGCTGGCAATAAGCGATTAAAAGTTGAGGACATCATGAAGCAATTACACCCTATGACGTTGGCGCAACGCAAAACAGAGGAAAAGTTATTCATGGAAGAATTCAGACAGGCGGGAGGTGAGATATAAGAAAATGGCAGATTCACAAATCAATGTTCGCATAGTTGGTTCATCTAGTGGTGCGGAACAAGCACTTGATAGGGTGGCTAAGAAAGCGGAAAATGCACTAGGAAAAGACGTTACTGCTTCAATGGAGGCTGTTAAAAGCAAAGCGCAGAAGATCTTCGGTATAGAAATTCCTAGTATCATGAACGCTGCCAAAAGTGGCGCTGCATTTGGTGCTGCGGCAATAGGTATTGAAGCTGCAGGACGAGCCATGAAAGATATGGCAGTTAGTGCTGTTCAAACTACCGACCAACTTACACAGATTAGGGCACGTATCAATCTAATTAATGACGGCAGTCAGTCTACTGCTGAAATTATGGACAAGATTTATAGCGCAGCTAACCGTTCTCGTGGTAGCTATTTAGATATGGCCGACAGTGTGGCTAAGTTGAACATGCTTGCAAAAGACGCTTTTTCATCTAATGACGAAGCAATCTATTTTGTTGAACAGTTGAATAAACAGTTCAAGATCTCCGGTGCTAGCGTTGAAGAAACAACATCAGCTATGTACCAGTTAACGCAAGCAATGGCAGCTGGTAAGCTACAAGGGGACGAATTCCACTCAATTATGGAAAACGCTCCGATGTTGGCACAATCTATTGCCAGTGAAATGGGCTTGACTGTAGGTCAATTGAAGGAAATGAGTTCGCAAGGGCTCATTACTGCTGACATTATCAAGGAAGCCCTATTCAATAGTGCAGAAGAAACAAACGCTAAGTTTGCAGAAATTCCTATGACGTTCCAAGACATAGGAACGCAAGTTCAGAACGAATTAATAGCTGCATTTCAACCAGCTATGGAAGAAATAAGCAACATGACAAGTTCGGGTGTATTAAACGATGCACTTGCTGGGTTGTCTATTGCCTTTCGTTTGGTTGGCACTGCTGCACAAGCAGCCATTATTACTGTAAGGGGTGCATTTAGTGCGTTATCAGTTGTAATTGGTACAGCTAAGAATATTGTTACGAGCTTTGCGAACCTGTTTAGAACAGCCATGCCAGGAGTTGCTACTGCTATTGTAGGTGTTACAACTGCATTTATTACTTATAAAGCGACAGTCGCATTATGTAGCGCTCAAACTGCTGCATTGACTGTAAAAACTGTAGCATTAAAAACTGCACAAGTCGCCTCTGCGATTGCAACTAGGTCTTATGCGTTAGCAATGACTGTTGTTAAAGTGGCAATTCAAGGCACTATCTTATCAATAGGCGCATTGACTTTGGGGACAACTGTCCTCAAATCATTATTTCTAGCATTAAGAAGTAGTACATTAGCTGCGGCTACTGCTCAGCGTGTATTAAATGTTGTAATGAAGGCGAACCCAGTCGGAATATTAATATCCGTTATAATGACTTTGGTCGGCGTGTTTGCGACTGCATCTGCTGCGTCTAATGGTTTCGGTAATACGTTAAGTTCGGTATTTTCAACTATTGTGCATACCGCTGTTTGGGGTGTGAATAAAATTATCGAAGGGCTTAACTGGTTAATTGCAAAACTCAACAGTGTAGGTGATAAAGTCGCAAAATTCTTTGGCACATCTTTTACCGCTATTCAACAAGTTGATACAATCAGTGCTGAAACGGCACAAGATATTGTAAATACTGGCGTTAATATGGCTTCACAAATAACACAAGGGTTATCCGGTGGCGGTGATACAGGCCTAGACGTTGGCGGTGGTGGCGTAGATGATGGCGGTTCCGCTGGTACCGGTAAAGGTGGAAAAGGTGGCGGAGGTGGTAAAGGCCACTCCGGAAAGGATCTTGCAAAAGAGGCCAAAGAGGTCCACGAAAAAATCTTGCAATCGTTCTTGGAAATGCAAGGCAATCAAGTCGAACTAATCGAATTGCAATACAAAAAGGAACTCGATGAGCTCAATAAATCAAAGAGTGCTAACGTTAATTATCAAGAAGATTTAAAGAACCTTAACGATGTTTATGCGGATAAACGTATCAAGGCTAAGCAAGAGGAATTTACAAAACTTCGAGCTATTGAAACTGGTATTCGTGATATGCAACAAGATTTTGCATTTAAAACTTCAAGTAAAGATAGTACAGGCAGTGTATCTCCTGCCGTGCAGTTGGCAACAGATTATGCCAACGCCATTGACGAAATCGAGGACCGTTATGCAGAAATGGTCGATAAGTTCATGAAAATGGACAAAATGGAGCAACAACATCATATTGATCTGTTAAAACAACGAGGTGTTGAATTCGAAATGAGTGCTGACGGACAAATTTCCTACGAGAAAATGAAAAATGAGGAGTTGTTAGCGGCACAAGATGAGTACGCTAAAAAGGCATTACAACAACGTACCGAGCTAGTTAACGAGAAGTATGCTATTGAAGAGGCTATGCGTACTCAGAACTTCGAAGCGTTACAAGCTGCGTTAAGCGATGAATATATAGCTGAGCAACAGCATTATGACTTGAAGAAACAGCTACTTGAAGAATGGAAACAGGCTGTATTCGATGCTCATTGGAATGGACAACAAGTTCTGTTCGATGCTGCACAAGCAGGGTTAGACAGCTTGCAAGGTTCTATCTCAGGACTTATTCAAGGTACAACAACACTTATGCAAACATTCCAAAATCTTGGTAAAGCTATCCTCAAAACTATTGCTGATAGTGTGGCTCAATGGATAGCCGGTCAAATTAAGCAAGCCGTTTTTGGGAAAATGATGGCAGCTCAACAGGCTGCAACTGGTACTGCTGCGGCTAATGCTCAATATCCGGCATGGTCTGCGTTAGCTCAACAAGTTAGTATGGCAACATTTGGTGCCAGTGCTATCGCTGGTATGGCTGCATGGAGTGCTAACACGGCAGCTGGTGCAGCTCAAACAGCTACACAAAGTGCATTCTCCGGTATGTTCAACTCCGGCTCAAGTGGATTTAGTAGCAATCTATCGTTACCTAAATTGGCAAGCGGTGGTGTGGCTTATGGCTCGACATATGCTGAAATTGGCGAAGGTAAGTATAAAGAAGCTGTATTACCTTTGAGCGAAAGTACATACGATGAAATTGGTGGCGGTATAGCTCGTGCCAATGGTGGCGGTGCTGGTAGTATTACGTTTAACGTATCTGCTATGGACGCTCAATCGTTTGGAACATGGCTCGAAAACTCAGCAGGACGCTCGCTAAGACAGTTTTTAGTTAACCAGGATAGGGAATTTATAGCAACGGAGGGGACGTGGTAGCATGGCAGATTTAATTAAATTTCCGGATATCAAATCCCTTGCGTGGAAGTCTACGAAGGCTCAAAAATGGGATACTAAAATAAAGCGTACTGGGAGCGGTCGGGTGCGTACCATGACAACGTGGCAGTATCCGCAATATACAATTACTACTGAATTTGCAATATTAACTCCAGAGGAGCATAAGCAAATCATGGGGTTCTATGCAAAAGTAAAAGGCGGTACAGTTCCTTTTCTTTGGTTGGATCCAGAAGATTTTGAGGAAAAGGGCATTCGTTTAGGTACTGGAGCTCAATCTGAATGGCAAGCAGTTCGTTTGTATGGTGATTTTAGGGAACCGGTAGCACATATCGAAAACCTAAAATTATATGCTAATGGGACACCGATTAATGCTGTATCTGATAAGGGCGTAATTCGGTTAGCACAAGGGGTGACAGTAGCACCTACTGCTATTATTACAGCTGATTACACATATTATTGGAAGGTAATGTTCAGCGGTGATTATACGGACGAAATTATTTATAAAGACATATTCAAGTCTAAGTCTTTTAAATTGGTAACAGTGAGGTGAGTAAATGAAGGAAGTCGGACAGATTTTAAGCAATCATTTAAGCACATCTCAATCATTCTTGTCATGTGATTTGTACGAGTTAAAACTAAAAAGCGGTATCAGCTATTACTGGGCCGATACCGATGCAGATGTTAATTATGGGGGCCACACTTATAAAGGTGATGGCCCTATTATTACGCGTGAAAAAATATCAACAAACAGTACTGTTAGCGTGGATAAATTAAGCGTAACTATTACCGCAAATCAAAATGACATGATAGGTGGTGTTCCTGTATTGGAAGTCGCTCATAATGGTGGGTTAGACGGCGCAACGCTTGATCTTCGCCGTGCATTTTTTGACGATGCTGGCAAGGTGATTGAGTGCATTGACCTATTCCATGGAATTTGCGAAGTAACACAGGGCGGTGGCTTTATATTGAAGATTAGTGCAAAGTCAGTTGTACAAAAGCTCAATATCGAATATCCAAACCGAAGATATTATCCTCAATGCCCTTATAGTATTTACTCGAAGGAGTGCGGTGTCGATATTAAGGCTTATCGCAAGAAAGCAAAAGTAACGGCTGTTACTGGTACGAATACTGTACAAATCGATATACCGTTTGAGGACGGCTATTATACAGCCGGTGGTATGGAATGGATAAGCGGACCATTAGCAGGGCAAGCAACGCAAATTATGGACAGTAAAAATAGCACTATTATTTATATGAGTGCGACTAACACATCACCTCGTGTTGGTGATGTAGCCTATATCTATCCAGGGTGCGACAAAACACCGACTACTTGTAAGAATAAATTCAATAATTTTAGTCGGAATAGGGCGACACCTTATGTTCCTTTAAAGGAGACGATACGATGAAATTAACAACAGGTGAACGTATAGCAAATGCTGCATGTGAATGGCTAGGCACTCCGTATCAAAATAATGCTATGGTGAAAGGTAAAGGGGTAGACTGCTCATATTTATTGGTGGCTGCAGTGGTTGATAGTGGCCTAATGAATATTGCAGATTTCAATATCGAAAACTATTCCAATGAATGGCATTTACATCGTTCTGAAGAAAAGTACCTGAAATATGTCAAACAAGTAGCAGACGAGGTGCCATTTGATGATCTTCGTATCGGTGATTTCTTACTATACCAATATGGACGTTGCATTTCTCACGGTGCCATTTACATTGGTAACAATTTAGTAATTCATGCGTTCGTTGACTTGGGCGTTATTCTTTCATCGATTGATGATGTATTATTTTATGACGCAAAAGGAAAAAGTCGCTTGCGTGCTGTATATCGTTTCAGGAAAGGTGGTAAATAATGGGCTTTTTATTTAATCGCGGTAAAAATACCACTAATCGAGCCAATATGATTGCTGATTTTCAAATCAACAGTGCTTCATATGGTGAGGTGGTGCCTGAAGTGTTAGGCACTACACGATTGAGTGGCAATATTATTTACTACGACGATTTTACACCTCATGAACATCGCAGTACGACGAGAACTGGTAAGGGTGGCGGTTCAAAGCATACAGAAATAACCTATACCTATACTGTTGCATGTGCTATTGGCTTATGTGAGGGTCCTATCGCTGGCATAGGGAAGGTTTGGCGTGACAAGGAGATATATACCTATCCGAGCGAAAAAATCGAACTGACGGCATATAATGGCGATTATGGACAAACTCCGTGGCCTTATGTTTTATCAAAGCACCCTGAAAAGGCATTGCCTTATAGTGGCTTGGCATATATGGCTGGGGTGGTTGATTTAGGGGAAAGAGGGAGCCTACCTCAATTTAATTTTGAAATTAGAGGGAAGCTATTAGATACTGGCGACGGTATCGATGTAAACCCTGCCGATTATATTGTGCATGTGTTAAAGTCTATCGGCATTGACAATGTAAGCATAGACGGATTAGACAATTATCGTGCATACTGCAAAGCAGCAGATATTCTAATTAGTACACCTCCGGACAGTAAAAGCTCAAAGGCTCAAACTGTAATTAATGATATAGCCGAGATAACAAACAGCCTTGTCTTTTGGTCTACAGACCGTTTGAAAATTGTACCATTAGCCGATAAGCCTATTGGCGATTGGTCGCCATCTAATCAAATTCAATATAACTTAACGGCAGATGATCTTATTCCGGCTAGTGATGGACAACTTATTGTATATAAGCGAAAAGATAGCTCGGAAACATATAATCAGGCAACAGTTGAGTTTATTAATCGTGCCAATAGCTACGAGAAAGAAACTGTATCATTCGAGGTGGTAGCAGACGTTCAAAAGAATGGCCTTAAACCAGCCTCTAAGAAGTCCGCTCATTATCTCTATACCAAGGCAAGGGCTCAATACTACGCTGAACAGCTGGCTATGAAACGGCTATATGCAAAGAATCAATATACATTCCATCTCGACTGGGCGTTTTGCAGATTGGAACCGGGCGACCTAGTAACAATCACAGATGAGTTATGCGGATTGCGTGAGCAAATCGTTGTTATTACGTCCGTTTCCGAAGCTGCAGATGGACAACTAGAAATTACAGCAGAAGGTAAGCCTCCAGGAACGTATGCACCAGCAAAGTATAACGTTCATGAGAATGAACGTCCTTTTATTGATTATAATGTACCTGCTCCAAGTGTTAATGACGTGGCTATTATTCAACCCCCAGGTGATGTAGGCGGTAATGAATTATATATCGGTGTTAATTCAGAGCCTAACTGGGGTGGCTGTTCTATATGGTTATCCGACAATAACGAAAACTATAAACGAATTGGCAATATCTCACAACAGGCTCGAATGGGTAGGCTAAAAACAAACCTAATACAAGGAAGCAATACCGCTAATGTGATAATCAATCAAGGTGTATTAAAAGGTGGCAGTCATGTTGACGCTGAACGAGCCAACACTCTATGCTGGGTTGACGGTGAATGTCTATCTTATGAAACATCTCAATTGCAGCTTAATGGCGATTATGCTTTGGGTGGTATTATACGTGGCCAATATGGAACTAATGATACAGCTCATAATGCTGGTGCTAGGTTTGTAAGAGTCGATGAGGCATTATATCATGCTCCGTACCGTAAAGAGGATATCGGAAAGCAGGTATATTTTAAGTTTACGTCGTTTAACATGTATGGATCTAACGAACAAGGGTTAGATGAGGTGCAAGCATACCCATATACAATCACACCATACTATATTCCGGAAGTAAGCGATTTAGCATTATTTACTAAGTATTACGAAATTGGCGATGGTGTATTGTCATTTGATGTAGTGGCTGCATTTACTCAACCAACTATTAATACATTTGATACTGTCGAAGCATGGTATCGTGAAGGTACAAACGAATGGAAGTATGGCGGTAATGGTGATAATCAAATCGTTATTAGTGGTTGTGAATTAGGCCATACATATGAAGTGCGATTAAAGGTAAAGGACCGCCATGGAAATTACTCACAAGGCATTATCAAATCTGTATTAGTTGAGCTCAAATCAGAAGTGCCTAATACTCCGCAAGGGCTGGGCGTTTCGTTTGGTGATGTTGCTACCTTTAATTGGTTAGAGGTGCGTAACGCTGATATTGATTTTTACGAGTTGCGATATGATCTGCACCCAGGTCAAGAGTATGGACTAATTGGTAAAAGCAATAATACTACTTTAAGCACTCTACTAACAGGACGGAGTGCAAAAGTATATTTATATGCTCATAATCCTACAAAGGGATATAGCGCTCCGGCAGAATTGACATATAACGTACCTATTCCACCTAAACCATCTACTATCAAAATAGTTAGTTTGATTAATGGTATCGGTATTACTACCGATAATATCAAGTTAGGTTGTAAAGGGGTTAATATTTACGTTGACGGCACTAGGTATTTTTTTACAACAAATGTAGCAACAATACCATTGGAAAGCGGCGTTTATACAGTACAGGTTGCATTTGTTGATCTATTTGGAGAAGGTCCTAGAAGTGATGAGCAACTAGCGACAATCAAAGCTAAAATCGATAAGTCCCTACTAGATATGGAAAGCCTAGGCCTAGAGGGAATAGACAAAGCAGTAAATGACTTAAAGGGTGAAGTCGGCACAGTCAAGACCGCCGTCAATGGTATGGGTAGCAAAATCATCGACCTTGGCAATGCATACCAGCGCACTTTGAGCGATTATCAAAATAACGTAAATTCACAAATCACGCAGATTTCAAGCGGTATTGATTTTAAAGTAACGCAAGCTATCAATAATATGGACGGCGCCGAACTGGTGAGCCGTATTAATTTGAGCCCAGCAGGTACACGCATAGACGGCAAAATATTGCATGTTACTGGCGAGGCATTGTTTGATAACAATATCATCGCTAAAGGAATGATACAGGCTGGGGCTGTTACTGCTGATAAAATGCAAGTTGATAGCCTTTCGTCTATCACCGCAACAATCGGCACATTGCGAACTAAAACGAGTGGCGCAAGGGTTGAAATTAGCGATAATCTTATTGAAGTGTATGACGATGACAATCAATTGCGAGTGAGGTTAGGCGTATGGGAATAATTACATTTTTCAAGAAGTTATTTAAGCGATTATTTAAGCATGGGGGTGAAAATAACATGCCAGCTGGATTACAAGTATTTAATAAGAACGGCGTTCAAATTGTTAGCTTAACGGATAGACTTACAAAAGTATCTGGCGTTAAACGTTTTGACGTGATCGAGGAAAGCGGTAGCGCTACAGTCGAATTGAGCAAAGGTCAGCATATATGGTATTACTTAAATTCGTATGCAGGCGATAATGACGACATTTTGTATGGATTCGGGCCTAATTACAACATTGTTGTTGAGGGTGGTAAAATTTCGTGGAATTTAAAAGCACCTAATAACGTAAATAAACCTTGTAAAGTAGCATTAATCTATGGGGTGATGTAATATGAAACATTTTGAAAGTCATAATAATGACAGCATAGTAACAATTAACGATACAGATAGTTGTTTGTACTTAAAATATAAAATTAGCCTCAAGGGCATGCCGATTAAACAGTCGATTGAAGTGGCACAAAATAAATATTACGGATACAATGGCGACGGAATTATATACGGCGTTCAGCGCACGCCAAACGGTGATATATACCACGCTAATTTATACATTCCAATCTTACAGCGACAAGTCAACGAGCAATATGTATATGCTATGAGTACGAACATGCCTATCAAGGACATTGAACTTGCAGAAACAAGAAATAAGAACCACCCTACTCGCATCGGGAAATGGACGAATTACTTGCGAATCAGCTTTAAAATAGATAGCCTTGGAAACATACGCAAGATTGCTGACACTATGGAAGTATATGTATTTTCTAACAAAATGCCTAAAACAGATAAATACGGCATGGAAATATACGATAAGAACGGCACTGTTATATTTAACAGCAATTTATTAACAATGCGGTTAGCATTAGTCATTCATAAGGATTATCCTGCTACATTCCTATCTAAGGAAGAATATGAAATAGGCAAAGTTAAATTTCATGGCATTAAAAAAGCTGGATTGAGTTTTGCTTACCCATTGGCAGCTATTAGCTCAGATAATGGCTACATGAGCCACAAAGTTAGCTGGGACGGTGACGGTGTTGATGTTGTAACAACGTACGGCGGAAATGCTGGTGGCACTATTAGACAAAACTCAATCACAACAACCCAAGTATTGATCTGTGAACTAGACGGAACTCAAAATATTCCAGCTATTGAAATAATGATGATTTAATAGCGAGGTACATATGAACTTTATCAGAAACGAGCCAGAAACATTACACATCGGCGCTGACTATCGTAGAGGGTACGAGGTCAGTGCCGATTTTGATTTAAGCAACTGCACGGCAATCATGAAAGTGCGGAGCGTGCAGGGCAAGCTATTGGCTGAGGCTGAATGTGTGGTTCATGAGAATATCGTTTACTGCACAATCACAGCCGAGGCAACTAAGACCATAGGCCGCAATTATAGGAGCGGTCAATATGATGTGTTCCTCATTCATGGGAACGATACCACTAAAATCGTAATGGGTGATATGAAATTCATTCATGATATTTCAGCACATTAGGGGGTGCAATTATGGAAGATACAAACAACTTTGAATATGTGGAAATTAAAGCAAAGGTTCCGAAAGTGATTGATATTGTTATTCCGGGGGCGCAAGGAGTACAAGGCGAGCAGGGAAAACAAGGTCTAAAAGGCGACCCATTCCGATATGAGGATTTTACACCAGAGCAATTAGAGGCCTTGAAAGGCCCTAAAGGCGATAAGGGTGAGGACGGGCGAGACGGCGCAAGTGCTACGGCCGATAATGCTCATCAGCTATTATTACAAGGCAATGTATGGTGCGAGAGTGCAAGCGTTGACGATGTACTCACAGCCATGATTGGAAACATTGGTAAGCCGTTCCCTCGGACTGAATTTAAGCCGTTGACTGTTCTTGGTGTTGTAAGAGGTCAGCGTGTTATTGGAATCAATGGCGAACCGCACTACACCGTTAAAGTGGTAGGTAACGATACAGACGTATTCGGATTGAATGAGGCTGGCGTTGGTAACATTACAATCGAGCCACTAGGCGACGATGATGTGAAACTCACTTATCATAACTTTACAGGTGATAAAGTAGGCGATTATACAATCAAAGGCGTCCTTGATGATTCTGCTGTACAGCCTGACGAAACTTATGAGGATTTAGGCTCTAAATATTATAAGTATGGCCGTAAACTTGTAATTAATGTTACTAACCAACAAACAGATAGCGATTGGAATAGAAACAACTTCAACTTCCTTGGAAAATGGAAAGAACAGGACTTTGACTCTATTGAGATTGTAACGAACGGTAAAAAGTTACAATATATTTATTTAAGTTATAAAGGATTACCTCAAATCCCTATTTTTATTAATAAACCAGCATTAATTATATTTAAACTTACATCTAGCCTTACAGGTAATATAAATATTAATATTGGTACTAAAGAACACGGCTTAAACAATGTTACTTACACACTTGATACTTTGGTATGGTCTGAATCTGACAATCGATACATTAGTACAGGTAATGCACCGTTATAATAATTTAAGTTAAAGGGAGAACGTATGCAAGAATTAACTAATTTCATGAGCGAGGCTTGGCGGACGTTGACGGATTCGTTCATTCTAAAAGCCTTGCTTGCCGTCATCGCTGATGTAGCGATATATATGATTGGCTTAAAACATGTGCAGGTGCTAGGGATATTTATATTACTGGTATTCCTAGACCTCATTACAAAATGGGCGGCTATATCGTATCAAATGCTTGTAGATATGGGGGCGAATGCTGACAATCTAACCGCATTAGATAAATATATAGCGATTCCAGCCGCATGGGGTAAGGGGCTTATATCCTCAAAGCATATGCGAAAGCCTTTCGTTACAAAAGTTTTAACATATTGCCTTGCTACTGGCGCCGCATGGTGCTTTGACTATATGGCAGGTCAATACGCTTTCGCCGTCAATATTACATGGCTATATCTGGGCTCAGTAGAATTACTGAGTATTCTCGAGAATATGCGAGACGGCGGAAATACTACCATATCTGGCTTGCTTGACGTGGTTCATGCAAGAGTGGATATGATTTTGAAAAAATAATATAGTGTTGTTTGTGCCACGCTCACGATATATGGGCGTGGCTTTTATATTGTAGAAACAGAGGTGCATACAATGAAAATTGGTACATATTTTGATGATTATGAGTTCGCTTGTAATTGTAACAGACATGAAGTCGATGAGACTGGACACAATAAGTTAGACCATATCATCGACAAGCGTTTAGTGGATTTATTAGACGCAATTCGTGAACGTTTAGGGGTTCCGTTATATATCAATAGTGGCTACCGTTGCCCTGAACATAATGCAGAAGTAGGCGGTGTGTCTAATTCTCAACATGTATTAGGGACGGCAGCCGATATCACCTATGACGGCATTGATGTTGATTACCTTGCACAAGTTGCCGAGGAATGTGGGGCGGATGGAATTGGCAAATACTATCACCAAGACTTCGTACATGTTGATGTACGAGGGTATGCAGCACGTTGGAATGATCTCGACTAAATAAGGGGGCATATATGTATGCGACATTCAAAAAGTACTTCGATGCGGTTAAATCTCAGATTACTATTAAGCGGTTTATTATTGCTTGTGGTTGTGTGTTGCTCCTCATTGGTGCATGCCAACTCATTGACGGCTACTTCACCGCAAGAGGAAACTATCAACGTGCCATTGACAAGTTGGAACGAACTCAAAGGGAACTTGATACAAGCAGACGCATCAATCAAGAGCTCAAACTTGTCATTGAACAAGGCTCAGAGCTTAACCGTCAAGCAAGCGACCGAATTGAACGAATTGAAGATTATCAACGAAGAACGGAGCAAGGAATTGACCGAGCTCAAAGCTATCAACAAGAAACAGGAGCAAGAGTTAGCGAAAGCATCGGAGCTAACAACCAAGCAAGCGAACTCATTGGACGCAGCTTACGCATCATCGAACGAGTTGAAAGCGGAAATAAAGAACAATAAACGAACAGAACAAAGGTTACGACGACAACGTGATACATGGGCGATTAGTAATGCTGCATTATTCCTTGCAGGTGTGTTGCGTAGATAGACGGAGGTGATCCAATATCTCCTTACTGCATAAAGGTGGATATGCAGACAACTTTTGTTAGTTACATATAGGGCACTTACTATAACAGTAAGTGCCCTTATTTTTTTGGTAATTTTGACATCGTTTTGACATCAATTTATATTAAAATATACTGAAATATATAATTATATATGTAGTGTAAAATCTGATTAATACTGAATTCCTTGATTTTATAAATGTGTATTAAATGCCACGCCATCTTGAGGGGGTGGTGAGCGTACGCTCGTGAGGGTTCAAGTCCCTCCAACCGCACCAAGCTGATTAAATAAGGGCTTACAGGTAATTCTGTAAGCCCTTATTTTTGTTTGACATCATAAAGTCTTGCGTGGTTTGACATCATTTTGACATCAGAATATTTTAGAAATACGTTCTACGATGTCATCTTCCATTTTAGGTGTCACATGTGAGTAGGTATCCATCGTTTCTTGAAATGACGCGTGCCCTAGACGTTCTTGTATGGCTTTCATATTGGCTCCATTTTCGATGAGAAGGGTGGCATGGGTATGTCTAGTACCATGCATAGTAAAAGTGGGCTTACCGATTAAACTGGCGTATTTCTTACATAACTTGCTGACTTCATCAGGACAGCGAGGAGCACCCTTTATACCAGGGAATACAAGATTATTATTAATCCAGTTCATGGTTTTAATTCTACGCTTGTCTATGACTGTTTTATGCTTCATAAGCTCCTGGAGCGTTTCCGTATCAATGGCAATTATCCGTTTTGAGGATGTGGTCTTAGTTGTATTAGATATAACTGCAGTAGATCCGATTTTGAGGGCTGTTTGTGAAATGGATATAGTTGATTTTTTGAAATCGATATCCGACCATCTTAAGCCTAATAATTCAGACCGTCGCATACCTGTTGCAAATGCTAATTTAAAAAGTGCATGATGCTCTACGTTAGATATATTGGATAGGAAGTTTTTAACCTCATCTACAGATAACGTTACCATATGCCGAACTTTAACCTGCTTTGGCCTATCTATGTTTTTCATATAGTTCTTAGGGATGATGTCATCTTTTACCGCCTGCTCTAATATGGATCCTAGAATTGTCATGGTGTAGGATATAGTCCTTGATGATAATCCATCCATTGATTCAAAAACATATCGTAATGTATTAGGTTTAATTTCGGCCAACTTTACGCCGCCGATTTTATCTCTGATATAGCGATTGATAATGCCTGTATAGCTTTGATATGTGGCAGGCGTTATAGTCTTTTCCTTTTGTTGTAACCATATATTAATCCAGGTGTTTAATGAAATAGTATCATCGAAATTAGCACATGCTTGATTAGTATTTACGTATTTCTCCATAGCTTCTATGGCAGCTTTTTTGGTGGTGCCATAAAAGAATTTACGCTTACCGTTGATGGTTTTCGATACCTGGTATCGTCCATCGGCTCTCTTTTTTGCCATAAAAATAACCTCCTAGGCCTAAATTTGGGTATGTTAAATAAGCCTTAGAGGTTTTGTGGTATAATAATAGTGTTCTTTGGTATATGCCTCTAAGGTGTGTATCATGGCCCCTATTCTGTTGGTAGCAGAGTAGGGGCTATTTTTTATTAGTTTTGTGTTTTAGGCGTGTACTTACCAGTGCGCTGTGCATTTCCTAGGGCACCCATAGCTTCTAGATACCCATAAGTATTAGGTTGTAATTCAACGCGTTTAGGCTTCTTAATAAATGAATGGAATATAACTCGACCGGATCTACCATCGTAGAATGTAGTTTCTATGATTTCCATTGTGATTGTATGATTTATAAAATCATAAGTAAATCGTTTAGTAGAGCTTGATATAGCAGTATCTCCATTGTTATAGCCATATACAGGTAGAATGATTTCTAATTTGTTCCCATTGTCCTTTTCGGTCACTAACGATTCAATAGGTATAAATTGAATTTCGCCCATAGGATTTGGAATCTGCATATACCCATTATATGGGTTTAACTCTTGAAATGTTACAGCCTGTACCGGTAATGTAGATATTAAAGCTAATGCAGCAATAATAATTAGTTTCTTCATGGTTTCTCCCCTTATGTGTAATTACACATTAAAATGATGATAAAAGTCGATATTTTCTAATTCCGAATCATCTATATGTGACCTACGAACCATTTGTTCGACAAGGTTCACGTGTTCATCTAAGTAAAAATCATCATTAATAATATGCATTAATTCATGTTTAATTTCCTCTCTCATGCGATCATGAGGGAGGTTTTTGTTTATGTAGATGTTATGAGTATCTACATCTTCACATTCCTCTGACACAGCATTGGCATGTGGTAAGTCGCAGTAAATCAAATTTACAACCAACGATAACACTCTCCCTTGTGTATATTATTTGTGTTTAGATTTTAAGAACTCTATGTATTTGACTGTTTCTTCCATCTCCTCTGTAGACATATCTTTTGCAGCAGAAAAAAGCATGCGTGCACCTGGTCTAGTGCGTAAGTATTCCGCGAACTCTGCTGCTTCAGGGTCTGTGTAGTAGCCTTCGGTATGTTTTTCAACCAGTTCAGATTTAGGGACGCCAAAATAATTTGCCAATAGTTCAATTTTATCGATTCTAGGATATGTATTTCCCTTTACCCAATCTGTAAACGTAGTATACTTTAGCCCTAAATCAGCACATATTTTATTGCGATCAATTCCGCGACTATCCATTAGCCGTTGAATATTCTCAGCCATAATAGCCTTGTTGCCTAAATCACTCATAAGAACCTCTCAAATCTGGAATATATTAATTAATATACTTATATATTACGATATTTTCGTAATAAAATCAATATTTTACGGAAATTTTACGATAGTTTAAGTTTGGTTTATAGACATTACGGACAAACCGTAGTAAAATGATGACTGTAAACAAGAGGTGATTATCGAGAAAGGAGGTAGCTTATGAAGTATACATTAAAGATGTTACGGGCTTCAAAAAACTGGTCTCAACTTACGGCATCTAAAGCAATCGGCGTATCTGTTGATACTTGGGGAAATTGGGAGCGCAAACGCTCTTATCCTGATGTTCCTCACATAAAAAAGATACAAGAAGTATTTGGTGTAGCGTATGATGACATTATTTTTTTATAGTTGATTACGGTTAAACCGTTACGGGGGATAGGTTATGAAAGAATTCGTAATCAGAATGTTCGGCGAATCCATTACGGAACGCATGAACGAGTTAGGCATGACTAAGACGGCGCTGATTAAACAAGCTGAAATCTCGATGGATACATTGAACCGAGCTATCAAAGGACGGTCAGTACACATGTCGACAGTCGTTGGTATCTGCTATGCGTTGTGTGTCGATGATTCTGAAAGTCATGACTTTTGGGAAACCGATTACTACAACCCTAAGTTAGATAGGAGGTAGTTATGAATAAGATGTGCATTACGGTAGCGGAAGCTGCAGAGCTTGCTAGCGTACCGGAAACGGTCATCCGCGAATGGGCGCAAGATTTTGACTTTCCGTCCATGAAAATCGGTAAGCGTGGTGGCAAACGTCTTATCCACGTTGAGTCGTTTAATGCTTGGCTTGCTAAACGGTGCCAGGCACGAATAGGAGAGTAAACATGGTGAAAGTAGTTTATGCAGTGCGTATTCTCGCTGCAATTCTAGTAGTTGGAACAGTTGGATCGGTTGATATAGACCGTATCGATTTGTGGACAGGTATTTGCCAAGGTCTGCTAGGTATTACTCTTTGGATGCTAGCAGGCTACTGGCTAGAAGAAGTAAAAGAATATGGCAAAAGATAAATTTTGCAAGGTGTGCAATAAAAAGATTAAAAGTCCTTACACAAACTGGTCTTACTTAACCGGTGAGCCACGTATCGTGTGCGATACCTGCAAAGAAATACATCCAATTGTTAATAGATACCGGATGCAGACCAAGATAACTCTTAAACACTGATAAGGAGATTGATATGCCAAAAGTAAACATTACAAAATCAGCAGTTCGTGCCTTTGTCCGAAGCGAATATTTGAAAAAGCATGAGCCTTTGAGAAATGCACGAGTCGAGGCTTTGAGAAGTGCGATAGAGGCGAGTCCCCTATTTATAGATTTTAAAAACATAATGGCCTCTGCAGAATCGGTTGCAAGTGCGTTAGAAAAAGCTGGATACGGCTCAGGATTTAGGCAAAATCTTGTCTCTTGTGATAAGATGCTAAATCGTACAATACACAATTTATACACAGCACATATGAGTGAACCAAAAGATGAAATCCGTAAATTATATGCGATTGCGAAACCGTATGATGAAAAGCTTGAAGCGATAGAGAAAGCTTACCAATTAGCGCGTAGTACCATCGATAGAGCTCCGGGAGGTAAAGCAGCTGCTGATATTTTAAAGATGTCAGGACTCGACTTTTATGCGTGGCAAACTACTGACAGCGAAGCAGCATTAGATTTAAGCGCATTGAAGGGAAGTGATTAAATTGCGAGACTGTACAACGTGCCCTGATAAAGACTACTGCATTCCTGATGAATGCCTGGGCGCAAAAAAAATGCCCTCACGCACGGCAATGCATAAAGGGCACTTAGAAAAATATCCATTTAAAGTATATCACATCGTTAAACCGAAAGGAAACAGAACAATGATCGAGTTAAAAATTACAGTAGATAAAGCAGTTGAATTAGAACAAGAAGTGAAAGACCTATATCAATCTATCGTAGGCGCACCTGTTAAAGAAGTCGAAAACTGGACAACAAATGACGTTAAGCCAGCTAAGAAGGAAGCTCCAAAAGTAGAAGCTCCTGCTCCTAAAGTTGAACCGGTTAAAGAAGCGCCAGCACCTAAGGAAGAACCTGTAGAAGGAGCTCCAGTTAAAGCAGAAGTACCTAGCCTTGAAGCAACTCGTGCTGCTGTAAAAGATTACATCGACAAAGCAGCAGACAAGACACAAGCAAAGACAGACTTTAAGGCGTTGTTGGATGAAATTGGCGCAGAAAAGGTGACATCTGCTACCGATGAACAACGTATCAAAATCATGGAATGGGTGAATAGCCGTGGCTAATAAACACGCCTTACTAGGTGCTTCAAGCAGTGCGAGGTGGCTAGTATGTACTCCTTCAGCAAGATTAGAGGCGATGTTCCCTGATGAACAATCTCCGTATGCTGCGGAGGGTACTGTTGCGCATAATCTAGCGGAAGCAATTCTCCGGCATAAGCTAGAAGGCAAGAAAGCCCCTAAGCTAGACGACTACTCTACTGAAATGGTAGAAGCGGTTAATCGATATGTCGACATTTGCGAAGAGAAGGTAAACGAAGCACGTGCTCGCTCCGCTGATGCGGAAGCCATGATAGAAGCACGGCTCGACTTCTCTCGTTGGGTACCCGAAGGCTTCGGTACCGGCGATATGGTTATCGTAGCCGACGGCATCCTAGAAGTGATTGACCTAAAGTATGGCAAAGGTGTTCCTGTTAGCGCCGTCGAAAACACACAAATGCGACTCTATGCATTAGGTGCCTATGATGTCAACGAGTACTTGTACGACATCAAAACAGTTCGCATGACAATCGTTCAACCAAGACTTGATAGTGTGTCTACCGACGAAATGTCACTTGAAGAACTTCTTGATTGGGGCGAAGATATCAAACCTATCGCACAACGTGCCTGGGAAGGTATCGGCGAATGTACGCCTTGCGATTACTGTAACTTCTGTAAAGCACGGCACACCTGCCGAGCATTAGCAGATACTTGCCTTGATACATTCTATAAGAATGGAGGCAAGCTCAATCAATTACTTACTGATAGCGAAGTATCTGACATCCTAGGGATGAAAGATTTAATCACGAAATGGATTAAAGGCGTGTATGATTTCGCTTACGAGAAAGCCTTATCCGGCGAGAAACAATGGCCAGGCTTCAAATTGGTAGAGGGTACGTCAAGACGTACTATCACGGATCCAGAAGCTGCAGCTAAAACATTACTCGATAACGGCTACAAAGAAGAGGACATCTTCAAGCCTCGAGAACTCGAAGGTATCACTAATCTGCAAAAGGTTCTTGGTAAAAAAGGCGTTGCCGAATACCTAGAAGCATATATCGACAAGCCTGAAGGCAAGCCTACGTTAGTCCCTGAGTCGGATAAACGCCCAGCAATCAATACCGTAGAATCTATGGCTAATGAATTTACAGACGAGGAGTAACATGCGCGTCGTGACTGTAAAAGCAATTGCCAAAGAGCTTCATGAGCGAGGGCACTACCTCGATGAGCTCTACCAAATTACTATTGCATATGCTACTAGCTTGCACACTCGCTACTGCGTAGTTGATGCAAGGTGCGATGCAATAGAACTTCGATATCAAACAGAAGAAGAGTTGGGCCCCTATGAGTATCCCTGGTTAGAGGACGATGAGTGGAACCGGCTTGATGATGAACGTTCTGATATCGAAGATGAATTAGAAGAATTATTTAATACAGTAATAGGGTTCGAACATGACTGTAACCCATTTAAGAAATAAGGAGACCGTAACAATGGCTAAATTAACAACTGGTATCGTAAGACTTTCCTATGCAAACATCGCTCAACCTCGTAAAAACGACGACGGCAAAGCAAAATACAGCTCTCAAATCATTATCGATAAAACAGATAAGAAAACAATCAAAGCATTTGAACGTGCGATTGAAGAACTTAAGGCTGATCCAAAAGCAGTAGCTAAGGTAGAAGGTAAAGCAGCATACCTTAAATTGAACTTACGTGATGGTGATACAGATGAAGCAGTAGCTGACCAACCTGAAACATACGCAGGCAAGTTCTTCATCAATGCGAATAGCGATAAACAACCTATCGTATTCACTCGTGACAAAATCAAGATGGACCAATTCGACATCGAAGAAGAAATTTACTCCGGTGTATACGCGCAGGTCGCATTATCCGTTTTCGCTTATAACTTCAATGGTAAAAAAGGTGTAGGCTTTGGCCTAAATGGTGTTCGTAAAGTTAAAGATGGTGACCGCCTCGGTGGCGTTCACGTATCTGCTAATGACTTCGGCGACGACGATTTAGGCGACCTAGACGATGACGAATTCATCTAAGGAGGAAAATATGGAGCTCAGTATTGATGTGGAAACGTATTCTGACTGCCCTATTAAATATGGAGCACAGCGATACGTTGATGATACAACATTTGAAATACTGCTCTTTGCCTACAGCTTCGATGACGAACCGGTCGAAGCAATTGATATGACAAAGGATCCACTACCCGAAAGGGTGGTGGACGCTTTGTATAACAAGGAAATTACAAAGACCGCCTTTAACGCAGCATTCGAAATGCTTTGTCTTAAAAAGTATTACCCTGATGCGGATTACACGAACTGGGAATGTACCTCTGTACTAGCTTTGTACTGTAGTTTACCTGCAAGCCTTGATAATGTGTCTAAGGCTTTACGATTAGGTGAAGCCAAAGACGCAAGAGGTAAACGACTTATCCAGTTCTTCTCAGTACCAAGAAAACCAACTAAGACAAATCCTAAGACACGAAATATGCCAGAGGATGCGCCTGAGAAATGGGCGGAATACATTGAGTACAATCGTCAGGACGTGGTAGTAGAAAAGGCAATTCGTAAGCGCTTACTTTCGCTGAAACCACCTGCTATCGAGCACGAGTACTGGTTACTCGACCAAGATATCAACTGGCGAGGCGTGAAAGTAGATATGGAACTCGTCGATGCAGCGCTTGCTTGTAACGACGAAATCGTGGAAGAGGCTACCGAGTCATCTAAACTATTAACCGGATTAGAAAATCCGAACAGTACCATGCAACTTAAAGAGTGGCTGACGGCAAGACTAGGATATGATCTAGAAACAATGAGAAAAGACGATGTATCAAACCTCTTGGCACAGGATATCCCCTCTGATGTTCGCAAGGTACTGCAAAATAGACAGGTACTCGGTAACTCCTCCATCAAAAAATACTTGGCCATGAAAAACGCTGTATGTTCAGATGGTCGCATCCACGGCATGCTTCAGTTTTATGGGGCTATGCGAAGTGGTCGCTGGGCGGGACGTGTAGTACAGCTACAGAACCTCCCTCGTAACTACCTAGAAGATTTAGACACAGCTCGGGAAGTTCTTAAAAGTAGAGATGTAGAAATGCTAGACCTACTATACGGAAACCCTGGCGACGTGATTAAGCAACTTATCCGTACCGCTCTAGTAGCAGAGGATGGACACCGCTTCATTGTGGCCGACTTTAGCGCTATTGAAGCCCGTGTTATCGCCTGGCTTGCTCACGAGCAATGGCGCCAAGATGTATTCGCTCAAGGCGGAGACATCTATTGTGCTTCTGCGTCCAGCATGTTCCACGTACCAGTTGAGAAGCACGGTGTTAATGGGCACCTACGACAAAAAGGAAAGGTAGCTGAATTAGCGCTAGGGTATGGCGGCGGTGTAGGAGCTATGAAAGCGATGGATACTAAAGGAGAAATTCCTGAAAAGGAGCTACCAGGTATCATCGAAGCATGGCGACAAGCTAGTCCACGAATTACGAGATTTTGGAAAGATGCAGACAGCGCAGCAAAGCAAGTCGTGAGAACAGGAGAACCAGTACGAATCAGACAAGGCAATATTAAATTCTTTAAATCGAAAGGCTTCCTGTTCATTGAGTTACCATCCGGTCGAAGACTTGCCTACGCAAGACCTAGACTCGGACTTAACCGGTTCGGTAGTGAATCGATTGAGTATGATGGTATGGATCAGGTTAAGAATACATGGGGCAGGGTTGAAACCTACGGTGGAAAGCTCGTCGAAAACATTGTACAAGCCGTAGCAAGAGATTGCTTAGCAGCAGCGATGTTAAGACTAGCAAAAGCTGGTTACAAAATTGTAGCCCATATCCACGACGAAGTGGTTATCGAAGCGCCAATAGGCGAAGGTAGTTTAGAAGAAGTTATAGATATTATGTGTGAACCTGAACCCTGGAATGAAGGGCTCATATTAAACGCAGCAGGGTTTGAGAACCCTTACTACATGAAGGATTAGGAGGACAATTCTTATGAAACTCTCAAAACAACAAATTCAACAACAACGCGAAGCAATCGACGCTTTATATGAACTCGTAAAAGAAGCGCCAGCGAGTGAGCGTAAAGACTCCGCTATGGCATACTGTGAAGGCTGTATTGCTGCTTGTGATTTAGGTCTTAAGGTATTAAACGGCAAGAAAGCAGAGGCTCCTAAGACTGAGGAAACTCCAAAGGTAGAAGAAACTACAGTTACAGAAGAGCCAAAAGCTGAAGAAAAGCCAAAACGTAAACGTACTACTAAGAAGAAAGAAGAACCAGTAGAAGAAACCTTGCCGGTGGTTGATGAAGCTCCTGTAGTTGATGAAGCACCTGCAGAAGAAGACGATTTAGACGATTTGTTATAAGAAAGGATAGCGCCTTATGAAGGTCTTATTCAATCTACAAGTACAACAGCTGTACGACCTAGTGCGGCGCAAACAAGTAACACCTAATACGCCTGCAAGCCATTACCATGTGGCTTGCGGACACTCCTTTAGCAATTTATGGCCTATGAAGTCCGGCGGATTTGGACTTGTGACAATTCCTGAAGCAGATTCATTCTACTGCCCGATGTGCGGTGAGCTAATTAAGGCAAGCGGTTATACTGCCGAAGTTGGATACCGAGGTACGGTTCCTATTTCTTTAGACTTATCGATAATCGATAGAGGCAATGTCTTGGATGTGCAGTTTGAGTACGACACTGTATATGCTGATGGCGATACAGGAATGATCTACAAAGGATATAAGTCACATGTGGTTGATGTTCTCCGGTTTGACTTCAAACGTAGAACGTCCTCTATCGTACTTAAGAAACGCTCACGCAGCAATGTCGTCGAAAAAGCGACAGTCTCCCCTTCTGGATTTAGAAATGGTCTTTTACCTTTACTGTGGATTGTGGCTACTCCAAACTGCAGACTGCATAACTACCAGGCTGAGCTGAAACGCTTTGCTAAGGTATTAAAGGATGTATTCTTTGAAAAGCTATCCAAGGTAGTGGGCTATAAAGTCAAATCCATTCGGCAGGGGATACAAGTTACTAACAAGTACGGAGCTTTAGATAACCTTCTTCATAATCTTGTATGGAAATTAGAAGCCCCTGATGCTCCTGCTATCAATGAAGACCTTAAACGAGACTATGATGACTTCTATAACAGAGCTTTCCCGTACGAGAAATTCGGCATGAGCGATGTATTAGCATTAACGGCCAATAGCAAGCCTTTTGTAAAAGCGCTGATTGAAGTACATAACTTGCCTGACACTCGCTGGTCTCGTAGGTTACTACACGATAGACCTTTCTTTTACGCGAAAGCGATTAAAGTAGTGTCTAAGTTATTTAGAAACAGAGACTACCAAAAGGCATTGTTAGATGTTATTAAAAGTAACTCTGATGATACAGGTTATATTCAATCGTGGCCAATATGGAGAAACGATCGTGACTTAGATATCATTAGTAAATTTGTACATATCTTAGGGCACCAATATGGTGAACGCCAGGCGTTCTTATTCATTCGGAATGCGCCGTCTTATCAAGATGTTCGAGATACAGCCAGTATGTATTATGAATTATCAAGAACTAGACGTAAAGAAGTTTGGGCGAGCCGGATTCAAGTACGAAGCTTACACGACACCATCACGAGAATGCAAAAGTTTGACAAAGTAGAAGACGAAATCGTACAGCAACGAAAAGCACATCGTGTACTAGCCGATATGGTTAACGGCTACCGATTCACGGCGATTGGTTCTACTCACGGCATCATTGATATGGGTATTCAGCTTAACAACTGCGTAAGCTCTTATATCAAGAAAGTAAAAGCTGAAACCTGTGCTATCGTAGGTGTCTATAAATGTAACGAGCCTGTAGCGTGTATCGAAGTTAGCCCTGTAGATAACTCGGAAAACTTCATTGAGATACACCAGGCTAAACTAAAAAACAATCGTGGCGTATACGAAAACCACGATATTAATGGGGCAGTTAGTCAGTGGGTAACCTCTCACGGCTTACGTGTTCCTAGGTATGTAGGGGACATCCACTTTGCGAAGGGAGGAGCGATGTAATATGGATACAAATATCATCATAGCTACGGGCAGAAGTCGCTCCGCCCGTAGCTGGAAGTCTCAGAAAATGACTTGGAGTGCTTTGGCCAATAAATTGGCAGAGCCAACTGTAACAAATGAAACAGCTGCTGAATACGCCAAGATGTCTAAAGCTGATCAAGGCCAAAAGAAAGACGTCGGCGGTTTTGTAGGTGGCTATATTCCTAAAAATGGTAGACGAGTAAGAGGCTCTGTTAAAGAGCGGTACTTGATTACCCTTGATGCGGATAATCCTAGTGAGGACTTTCTATTAGACCTCGACATGGAATTAGGCGGAATGGAGTATGTACTTTACAGTACACACAGTCACACGGATGCTAATCCACGATATCGCGTAATCATACCTGTCGATAGAGCGATGAAGCCAGATGAGTACCAGGCAGTCTCAAGACGGATTGCAGATAATATCGGGATTGAGTCTTTTGACCCATCCACACACCAGGCTGAACGGCTTATGTATTGGCCAAGTCATCCTAAAGATGTTGCCTACGTGTATCAACGAGGCGAAGGCAACCTAGTATCTGTTGATCAGTATCTAAGTACATATCGTGATTGGCGGGATACGAGTCTTTGGCCAACATCTGAAAAGGAATCACAAATCCGACTTGATGCTGCCAAGAAGCAAGGCAACCCGTTAGAGAAAAAGGGTTTACTCGGTGCCTTTTGTAGGTGCTACAGTATCACGGAAGCGATAGAAAAGTTCCTTCCTGGAGTGTATGAGCCGACACAAGTTGAGGACCGATACACGTATACAGAAGGTAGCTCAGTAGGTGGTTTAGTTATCTACGATAACGATACTTTCGCTTACTCCAACCACGCAACTGACCCTATCAGTGGTAAACTCGTTAATGCTTTTGACCTGGTCCGCATCCACTTATTCGGTGCCAAAGATGAGGGCGAAGACCCTGCGACGGCAGTTACTAAACTGCCGAGCTACAAAGCTATGATAGACTTCGTCAACGAAGATGGCGCAGCACCAATCCTGCTCGATAAAGAACGCATGGCGGATATGGAGTTTGAGGATATCACAGATGAAGAAGAGGACTTTTTGTCAAAGCTAAAGCGTGATAAAAACGGTACTCCCGAGTCTGATGTGTTCAACTGTTTGGTGGTACTTAAACATGACCCTGCATTAAAAGGTAAAATCCGTCTTGATGAATTCGCGCATCGGTTAGTCGTGATTGACGATCTTCCGTGGCGAGGTAAGGATGAAACCCAATACTGGACGGACACCGACGATGCGTGCCTACGTAACTACTTCGCCACAAAATACCTTATCAAGGGTAAGGGGATTATCGACGATGCCTTGCAGGAAGTAACGCAAGATAATAAATTCCATCCGGTACGCCAGTACTTAACTGGTTTAACTTGGGACGGTGAATGTAGAGTCGATACTCTATTTATCGATTACATCGGAGCGGAGGATACCGAATACATCCGAGCGGTTACACGTAAATGGATGTGCGGTGCCATCGCACGAGTAATGGAACCTGGCGTTAAGTTCGATACGGCGATTGTGTTATATGGCTCTCAAGGGCTTGGTAAATCATTAATCCTAGAGCGGTTAGGTCGTAAATGGTTTAACAACTCACTCGTTGATATCAAAACCAAAGACGCCTTAGAACAAATCCAGGGCTCATGGATCAATGAACTCGCTGAACTTGCACCTACCTATAAAAACGATAACGAAATCGTTAAGGCCTTTATCAGCCGTACCTCTGACAGGTTCCGTTCACCTTACGGTAGACGGACAGAAGAGTATCCTCGCCAGTGTGTATTTGCCGGTTCTACTAACAATCTTATGTTCTTAAAAGACCGAACCGGTAACCGCCGATTCTGGCCAATTACTGGAGATAAGGTACGCAAGACTAAGAACGCTTGGGAGTTGGCAAATGAAGAAATTGATCAATTATGGGCGGAAGCATTCACGTATTGGGCGGAAGGTGAACCTCTCGTATTAGAGGGTGAACTCGAAGAAGAAGCCCTTAGAATTCAATTATCGCACACTGAAGGCGGTGAACTCGTAGGACTCATTGAGGAATACCTAGAAATGGAACTACCTGAAGATTGGGAGTCTAAAGACATCTACGATCGTAGGGAGTATATCCGGAATTATGGCGATGACGACTATTGTGGTTCAGTGCAGCGGGAGCGGGTTTGTGCCCTTGAGATATGGTGCGAAGTAATGGAGGGTGACAGGAAGAACCTGCAGAACGCAAAAGCAAGAGAAATCATCGACATTCTGCAATCTATTAAAGGGTGGAGCCCTTATACAAAAGGTACAGGTAAAGCCCGGTTCGGTAAGCTTTACGGTCCACAGAGAGCGTTCGTCAGAGATGGAACTGGACTTCTTGACATCTATAAAAAGAATCACAAGAAGTAGGTGTGTCCAATTATTTGAGGTGTGTCCAATTATTTAATAGGTACGAATGTTCGCAAAAATAATTATTCAAGCCTATACATAGATGAATTTTGATATAAGCTAATAATTGGACACACCAAACACGCATGGACACACTAATCGGACACGGGCAAAAAACAGATAACTACTAATCTGAATAGAGTTATGTATCTAGTGTGTCCAATTATTTATATAAAAATAAAAAAATAAATATATGAATAATCGTATGTATAGGTATACACGTAAAAAACCCGTATACGCGTATATATATATGTTGGGAAAAAATTGGGCACTTCGGACACACTACCCACACAAACCCAGTAACCATATAGGTTCGTAGGCGTGTCCGAAGGTGTGTCCGAGCATTAAATGAGAACGAGGTGAGAACGATAGAAAAAGATATCGAACGTTGGTTAGGAAATCAACTCAAAAAACTGGGGTGTATATATATGAAATTCGTATCACCTGGAAATGACGGCGTACCCGATCGGATTGTTATACTTCCCGGAGGTAGTGTTATCTTCGTCGAGTTAAAGTCCACACAAGGTAAGTTAATGGCCAATCAACGAGTACAGATTTCAAGGCTGCGTAAACAGGGCGCTTTAGTATTTGTCTTAACAGGGAAGCTGGACGCCAAGTTATTTGTAGACGATATAGAAAGGGTAATTCATGGACTTTCATCCACACGAGTACCAAGAGATTGCTATTCAGCGGATAATTGACCATTCGCATTATGGGCTCTTATTAGATATGGGCTTAGGCAAGACAATCTCCACGTTAATCGCAATAGAGAAACTTATGTATGATAGCTTTACTATCAAAAAAGTGTTACTTATTGCACCTAAGAAGGTAGCAGAGTCTACCTGGGCACAAGAAACAGAAAAGTGGAGTGCCACAAGATGTTTAACCGTGGCCAAGGTGTTAGGTTCAGAGAAAGAACGTATACACGCACTCGATAGTGAGGCTGATATCTATGTGATGAATCGTGAAAACGTGCAATGGTTATATGATTACTATTTCGAAAAACCGAAAAAGAAATTCCCTTTTGACATGTTAGTGATCGATGAAAGTTCTTCATTTAAGAATCCACAGGCTAAACGGTTTAAGGCTATGCGTAAAATGAGACCTCTCTTTAAGCGTATTGTTATTCTAACAGGCACGCCAGCGCCAAATACCTTAATGGATATTTGGGCACAGATGTATTTACTAGATGGCGGGGACCGATTAGGTAAAACGCTTACCGAGTTTAGATGTCGCTACTTTACGCCGGACAAGACAAACGGGCACGTCGTGTATAGCTACCGATTACTACCAGGTGGCGATAAGGCGATATTTGGTAAAATCCAAGACGTTTGTATGAGCTTAAAGGCTAAGGACTATCTCAAACTACCTGAGCGCATTGAAAACGTAATTACTGTAGAAATGAGTCCTAAAGAATGGGCACTGTACAAAGAAATGGAACGAGAACATGTGCTAAGTATCGTAGATGATGACGATGTGAGCGCCCTTAATGCAGCAGCACTCGCCGGTAAATTGTTACAACTGGCAAATGGATCCATTTATAACGATGAGGGTGAAATCGTAGTCGTCCATAACGAGAAGATTGAACGATTGAAAGAATTGGTAGAAACGAATGAAGGAAAACCGATGTTAGTGTTCTATAACTTCAAACATGACCTTCAATCGATTAAAGAAGCATTCCCGAAAGCCGTTGAGTTAAAGACCGATGATGATGTAGCCGAGTGGAACAAAGGCAAGATTCAAATGTTACTGGCACATCCCGCATCAGCAGGGTACGGTTTAAACCTACAAGCCGGCGGTAATATCATCGTATGGTACGGCCTGACATGGAGTCTTGAACAATATCAACAAGCTAATGCGAGACTACACAGGCAAGGGCAAACACAGCCTGTGATTATTCACCATCTAGTAACAAAAGGCACGATGGACGAGCAGGTTATGAAAGCATTAGAACGCAAAGAAGCAGGGCAAGATGCCCTCTTAGAAGCTATTAAATATCGTAAAGAATTGTATAAGGAGTAGAGATATGCAAAAGAAATGCAGACGATGCGGAGACACATTTACAGTAAGAACACACGAGGACTACTGCCCTGCGTGTGAAAAAATTATGACACCTCCTGGTGGAGGAACTAGTAAAGAGTTAACTTGTGAAGGATGCGGCACAACCTTTATTCACAAAAAGGAAAAGGCGCAAGGCCGTTGGCCTAAATATTGCCCAGAGTGTCTTCCTAAATACTCTAAGGTGCCTAAGAAAAAGGAAGAGACAGTGCAAGCTATTGCAGAAAAGATAGTGAAAGCTATCGAGGAGCCGGAAGTTAAGGTGACGCCTAAGAAAGAAGATGTCATCAATCATCCTTCACACTACACACGCGGTAATATTGAGGTTATCGATTTTATCGAGGATCAACAGCTTCCATATCATCTAGGTAATGTTATCAAGTACATCGCACGAGCAGGGCATAAGGGCGATAAACTTGAAGACCTAAAAAAAGCGCGGTGGTATTTGGACCGGTACATCAATGAGGTAATGCAGCATGAGTGACTATAAAGAAAAGGCGACAGCATATTTACAGGATATCAAGATGATAGCCATACGTATTCAATCCCTACGTCAGGATATTCGCAAACTGCAGTATGATATCATCACCTTATCGGCGATTGATTATTCCAAAGACCGAGTATCCGGGGGCGGTACTCCGGCAGGGCTTGAGGGGGATGTGGCTAGACTTGTTGATACGGTAGATGCCAAGAAACGGGAGATAGCAAAGCTTATTGCTAAAAGGGAAGATGCAAGGGCTTTAATTGAAAAGATAGAATGTATACCAGGGCGTATTATATTAGCGCAAGAGTACATTAACGGGGCGTTTCCTAAGAAAGTACAAGCGATGATATATTACGAAAAGAGCAGTTACTTCAATTTAAAAAATAAAGCATTGAACGAATTAGGGGAGCTACTTTCATAGTGGAGCACTTTGGACTGTTTTGGAGTACTTTGGACTTAAATGAACCGACTTGACATAGTATAATGTAGTTGTGAAAGGTGTCTTTAGTCATCTAACACAAATCCTCTCTTATAAACAACTCGGCAAAAAGCACGGTGATGACGACCGTGCTTTTTGTTGTATGTAGCATTGTAAATATAGGGGCCTCTATTTATGATGTAGGCGATCGCGTAAGCTAAGGAGAGGGAATATGTAAAAATGAAATTTACTGCACAATGAAACCAGGGCGAGCCGAATATGTCCACATTTTTAAAGCTTATACATTATGAGCTTGCCCTGTATCGTTGTACGCTGACATCTGATGACTAGACTATAAGTCCTCCAATAACTATATAGCCTAACAACAACCAACTAGTCATCGGATTTGAGCGTACAAATGTATTAAAGGTGAGAAGGTATGAGCACAGAAGTCAAATGCATTAAACGTAAATGCCTTAATAACAAAAACGGCGTTTGCGCAGCAAAACTAATTGAATATGATGGACTGTGTCAAACGTATATCACACATGACCAAGCACATAAAAGTAATTGTGGATTATGCACTCGTTCTCACGGCCGATTTAAGAGAAACAGCCGTGATGTATTAAGATAGCCAGGAGGTGAGATAGTGGCCGAGTTAAAGAACAAGAAACACGAAAAGTTTTGTAACGAATATATCAAGGATATGAATGCGACACAGGCCGCTATTAGAGCCGGCTATTCCGAAAAAACTGCAGGTGCGCAAGCATCTAAATTGCTTAAAATAGTTAACATCAAAACAAGGGTTTCCGAGCTTCGTGACGCTTATTTAGACGAAAACATTATGACTGCTAAACAAGTCGAGTATGAGTTAACAAGAATTGCCCTGGGGCTCTCAAATGAAAAACACGTCGTTATCGAAGGTACAGGTGACGGATACTCCGAAGCCCGCATTATCGATAAGCCACCTGACGAGAAGTCAAGACTGAAAGCACTGGAGCTAATGGCTAAACGCCATAGAATACTCAGCGGTGATACAACTATCGATATTAAGCCTGTAATCATCGTAGGTGGTGACGATATTGCAGACTAACAGAGTGTACTTGCCTGATATCGTAGGTAAGGGATACGGTGCTTTTTGGCGTTTCAAAGGGCGCTATAAAGTAGTCAAGGGTAGTCGTGCCAGTAAGAAGTCCTCTACGCAGTCTCTAAAAGTCATTATGGAGATAATGGAGAACCCTTGTATAAACTGGCTAGTCGTTCGTAAGACAGAACGGACTTTGCGTGACAGTTGTTTCGCGCAGCTTAAATGGGCTATGCGCCAGTTGAGAGTGGAGCGTTATTTTAAATGTTCCGTATCGCCCCTTGAAATAACGTACATTCCGACCGGCCAGAAAATCTTATTTCGTGGTCTCGATGATCCTTTAAAGGTAACGTCCATTACTGTTGAAGTGGGGGCGCTATGTAGGCTATGGATTGAAGAAGCTTATGAGATTATGAGTGAAGATGCATTCAACAGACTGGATGAATCTATTCGTGGTCAGTTACCCAAAGGGATGTATCACCAGGTAGTATTAACCTTTAACCCGTGGTCTGATAGGCACTGGTTAAAGAAACGCTTCTTTGATGAACCTAGCAAAAACGTGCTAGCCATGACTACGAATTACCTGTGTAACGAGTTCTTGAGTGACTCTGACTTAGTACTGTTCGAGGAGATGAAAAAGAACCCTAAGCGGTACCAAGTAGCAGGGCTCGGCAACTGGGGCGTTATTGAGGGACTGGTTTACGAAAACTGGAAAGAACAAGAATTTAGTATTGATGAAATACGCAAGTTACCAGAGGCCAAAGCTATATTCGGCTTGGATTTTGGATATACTACGGACCCGACAGCTCTCTTCTGTGGTGTCGTTGATTCTGCAGAACGACGACTGTATGTATTCGATGAGCTCTACGAACTCGCTCTTACTAATAGCGCAATAGCTGAACGAGTAAAACGTTTGGGATATGCAAAAGAGACTATTATTGCTGATTGTGCCGAGCCTAAAAGCATAGCCGAGCTGAGAGAATTTGGATTGACTCGAACTCAGGCATCTAAAAAAGGTGCAGATAGTATTCTGAATGGTGTACAGCGCATCCAGGATTATGAAATTATAGTGCACCCGAGATGTGTTAACTTTCTTACAGAAATCAGCCAATACCAATGGGAGAAAGATAGATTTGGTAAGTATACAGGCAAGCCTGAAGATGAAAATAACCATTTAATGGATGCTATGAGGTATGCATTTGAGAAATTTGCTGTGGTTAAAACCGGCAAAGTTGATATTTATTAGGAGGCTTATTATATGGCAATATTAACAAATGCTCGTAATGAAGAATATGAGCTATTGCATGACGCTTATTACGGCACAGGTATGTTTGCAGCTGGTGGTGCATTACAAAAACACCCTAGGGAAAGTGCTGCAAATTATACTTTTAGACAACAATTATCTTATTACCTAAACCATACTGCACCTATCATTAATGCGTGTGTGGATCCCATTTTTAAAGATACGATTTCTCGTAATTATAATGAAAGCGAATTATTCAAAACGTTCCTTAATGATGTAGATAGATTAGGAACTACACTTCAAGAGTTTATGCGTTATAATGCCACGCAAGCAAAAATCTATAGTGTTATGTACATTTTGGTTGACAATGTATCTGAAATAGGCGAAACAGTTGCCGACCAAGTAAATAATAGGCAACTACCTTATTTGGTTGCTATTGAGCCTAAAAGCGTATATAAATGGCTTACAAATGATATTGGCGAACTTGATTTCTTTGCATACTCAACAACTGTATTTGATGATGAGGGCAAAACAAAAGCCCAGTACCATGAATGGACTCGAACATCATGGACTATCAAGAATGACGAACAAAAAGTCATTGCTACTGGTGAGCATAATCTTGGCAAAGTTCCTATTGTTCAATGGTTTGGTCGTTCATCTCGTAAAATTGATATTCTACCTCCACCAGAATACTTGACTCAAGCTCAAACAAATCATCAAGTGTATCATCTATGTTCACTATTAACTCAAATACTTAATATGCAGACTTTTAGCACATTAACATTGCCGGATAATGGACAGGGCGTTGATGATATTACACTAGGTACAAATAACGTATTGTTGTATCCGGCAGAAAGTAGTCATGCACCAGCTTTTATTGCACCAGATAGAGGGCCGGCAGAGATTATCATGAGCGTTATTAAAATGCTTGTCGATGATATGTATCGCCTATCCGGTGTTAATTCTGTTATAGGTGTAAAAGAGGCCAAAAGCGGTGTGGCTAAGCAATGGGATTTTGAACGTACAAACCAACGATTGGCAGATTTCTCCGTACAGTGTGAAAGTGCTGAATACGATATTATTGAGTTGTTTGAGCTATGGACAGGCACGAACGTAAATTATAAATGCGACTATCCTCGTGAATTCAAAATTAATGATATTGCAGATAGCCTTGCACAATCTCAGGCCGTGTTAGATCTTGGACTCGGCAGCAACACTCTTAAAGTTGAAACAGGCAAAAAGGTATTGGATAGTTACATGCCTAATATTGAGCCTGAAACGTTCGATGAAATTGTTGCCGAAATTGAAGAAAGCGTTCAAAGGCAAGAGCAAGACGAAACATATCATAATAATGATGATGAAGTAGAGGGCGGTGCAGATAATGAGGACGCAACAAGAGATAAACAAGGCGATTGATAGTTTTGAGCAAGAAGTCAAAGCACAATTAGCACTAGGGCTTAAACCTAATGAGGCCGTTAGAAAGGCATATGCAAAATATCCTGTAATGGATATGATGAAAGCTACCTTGCAAGCGGAATTGGTTAATACTTTTATGGCAGGGTATGGCGATAATGTCCCATACTCCGCTAAAAGTATTTCACAGGCTATGTCTGAAAGTTGGGCGAGTGATGATCTTACACTTTCTAAACGTTTATATAGACGGTCAAGCACTATACGTAATGAAGTGGCTGACACTATCAAGCAAGCGTTAAAGACAAATAAGACTGTAAAGGGGTTAGCAAAGTCAATCTTCGACGGCTATGGTAAAGGTGGTATTATTCCAGAGGCTAGCATACCGAAGTTCCTACGTAAGCTATCTGATATAAATATAAGTGGTGAGGCTACTCCTGAGGCTAAGCGTAAGCAACGTGAATTGCTGCGTAGTGTTAAAGGCAAAATATCAAGGCTTGATACTCCTTATGTTAGGGCTGCCTATAACGAAGTAGCTGCAGCCGTTGACGATGGTAACGAAATTAGACTGCAAAAGGCAATATATAATGCCACGCAAGAAAAAGCACGTTATCACGCTGAACGGATAGCAAGGACTGAAAATGCAAGGGCTTATGCTGACGGACAGATGAATAGATTTCTTGACGATGAGGATATTATCGCTTTTCAATGGAAGTTATCCGCTAATCATCCTCGATACGATATTTGTGATTTCTATGCAAATGCAGATTTATATGGGCTTGGCAAAGGAATTTATCCAAAGGATAAATTCCCTCAACTACCTGCACATCCGCATTGTATGTGTCATATTAAGCCTATGACTGAGCTCGATATTGATGTTAATAAGAGACATAATAACCTAGAACAGTCAGGGCTAGAATATATCAAATCTTTATCTAAGCAACATCAGGAAGTTTTACTCGGTGTAAATGGTCGAAATACTGTATTGAGTGGCAAAGGAACTTGGCAAACCTTTATGAGGGGCTGGACTGATAAAACCATCAATGTACGAAACCCTAATTCAATAACAAAACGTTTGCATAATAGCGGTGTTAATGGTTTAATTAAGTTAAAAGAGAATGACAAACCATTATTTGATCTACAACTATTCTCTAATAACGAAATTGATTTTGATAAGATAATAGACAAAACCAAAGGTCGATATAAGATTAAAACAAAATCAAACCCTAACGATGTTATTATGTATAAATCAAAAAATAGTAATGGTCAGCAACAACTCAACTTCTCTTTTTATAATGAATTTGGGATATTATATAAACAGTTACACGGTGGCCATCATGGAAATGCTAAGCATCATAATGTTGGTACTAATGACAAACCTATATATTATCATAAGCATTTTTATAAAATAGTAGGATATAAAAACAAAGATACGCCTATTTTGGAAGAATCAGAAATAAAACCATTAACAGAAAAAGAAAGGGGGTATTTCAATGACGAAAGACGAATTTTGGGAGGCAATTAATACTGGCGGAAAAGTATATACATATAATGATGAAATCGATTTTTATGCCGTATTTACTAAGGGAGCATATGAGATTTATCCTGTTCCAGTTCCTGATTATATAAATTCAGATAATTACGAAAAATATAAAACATTCGATGAAATGTTAAGAGGTTGTACGATTTTTGACAAGCCTTTAGGTGAATGCCTAAATAAAATTGAATATTGAGTTATGTAACATATA